TGGAGTGCTTCAACTGCGGACTCGAATTCGAGGTTGAACATGAGTACTCGTATGAAAGGGATGGTATTGAAGTTAACTACTGCCCTTTCTGCGGGGAAGAAATGGAAAAAGAAAGACCGTTACAAGTATTTGACGAAGAGGATTAGGTCGACTATATATTAGCAAATAAGCAATTAATGTCGACCTATGAATTGGATATATGAAGATAAGCCATACGAACCTGAAGAGTTAGATCCGAAAGTTTTGTATGGCTTTGTTTATGAAATCGAAGACCTCGATAACGGAATGAAGTATATCGGTAAGAAGCTGTTCTGGCGATCAAAAGTACTACCAGTAACAAAAACAAGAAAGCGTAGGAAAAGACTCAAGGTAGAATCTGACTGGCGGGATTACTATGGCTCGTCTGAAGTACTCACCGAAGAAGTTAAGTCTAGAGGAAAGGAACGGTTCAAACGAACTATCCTAAGACTATGCGCTACGAAAGCCGAATGTTCTTACTTTGAAGCTAAGTGGCAGTTCGAAAGGGACGTGTTACTTCGTGAAGACTACTATAATGGATGGGTATCAGTTAGGGTAAGAAAAAGTCATTTAAAAGCTTTACTTCTTGAAGAAAGTAGGGTATAATACCCTTGAATTGATAATTGGAGATTATAATGATTTTATTAGACTATAACGGTATTGCTTTGGCAGCAGTCCTAGCACATAAAGGCGATATGGAAGAAGACCTTATCCGCCACACCGTGCTAAACAATATCCGTATGTATAACAAAATGTTTCGTCAGAAGTATGGTCAGGTTGTTGTTGCTTGTGAAGGCGGATCTTGGAGAAAGGAATCGTTCCCGCAGTATAAAGCCAACCGTAAGAATAGGAAAGACGACGGTCGCGACTGGGATAAGTTATTCAAAGCACTAAACCAAATTACTGAAGACATAAAGGCAAACTTTCCTTATAAGGTGATCAAGGTTCGTGGCGCTGAAGCTGATGATATTATCGGCACTTTAGTTGAGAACAGTCAAGAGTTTGGTAATCACGAAGAGATTATGATTGTATCTGCCGATAAAGACTTTATCCAGTTGCAGAAGTATCCTAACGTGAAGCAGTATTCACCATTCACTAAGAAGTTCGTAAACGACCCTAACCCTCGTAAGTATTTGTTCGAGCATATTCTAAAGGGTGATTCAGGCGACGGTATTCCTAACGTCCTTTCTGGTGATAACGTATTCGTGGATAAGATTCGTCAATCGCCTATGTCTAAGAAGAAGATTGATGCTTATGCCGATAACGCTGAAGACCTAAAGAACTTTATGGATCCGGAAGTATACCGCAACTATTGCCGTAATGTTAAAATGGTAGACCTTGCGGAAACTCCTGAACCCATAAAACAGGAAATTATAAATACCTTTGAAAGCCAGAAAACGGCACCTAAGATGAAAATCTTAAACTACCTTATTAAGAATCGTATGAAAATGTTAATTGAGTGTATTGAGGAGTTCCACTAATAATGACTAAACACGTATTTGAGATACTACAGAAAGCAGCCGAAGCACCTACCCGAGTAGAGAAAGCAGAAGTTCTAAATGAACTAAACTGTTTAGCGATTCGGGACGTTGTTAAAGGCGCATATGACGATTCTATTCAATTTTCACTTTTGCCTAAAGGTGAACCACCTTACACCCCAGCCGAAAATCCAAAAGCATCGTTAATGGATAAGTCCACTACATTACGATATTTCGTTAAAGGCGGTCCAGGGGAAAAGTTACCACCGGCAAAACGTGAAGCAATGTTCATAGAGCTATTGGAATCTATCCATCCGAAAGATGCGCAACTTGTTATCTGGGTTAAAGATAAGCAACTAGCGCAAAAATATAAAGGGATTACCAAGAAGCTTTGTCAAGGGGTATGGGATAATTTGATAAAGAGTTAACCATACATCATTAACAAAAGCAACGGCAACATTGAGTTGCGATAACAATAAGAAAAGGAGGTAAAGTCTACGCTTCGTTATGAGTTTTCAATTTAACCATAAGAGGAAACCAATATGACTCCTAGTCAACTAGAACGCTTAAAGAAAGACGCAAAGGAAACCAAACACTATATCTTTCGTCTGGAGAAGCAAGGAAAAACTAAAGCAGCCAAGAAGGTTAAACAAAAATACGAATTCTTGACTACTAACATTTCCGACCTGGAGGCAGCATAAAAAAGGCTTTACTTAGTGTCAAGGATAGGGTATAATTGCCCTATCCTTTCTTTTTGAATTGAGATTATTATATTATGAACATATTCGTACTAAACGAAAACCCGAAGATAGCAGCCATAGAACAATGCGATAAGCATATTGTTAAGATGGTGTTAGAATCGGCACAGATGCTATCTACTGCGCATAGGCTACTAGATGGTGTTGTTGAAACCCGCAAATCCGTGTCAGGTAAAACCAACGTCAAGTACTGGCGTATGGAAGACGATAACCTAGAATCTATAATGTATAAAGCAGCACACGTTGCGCACCCATGCACGCTATGGACTATGGAGTCGTCTGCTAATTACCAATGGCATTATGAGCATTTCGTTGCGCTCTGCGACGAGTACAAATATCGTTACGGCAAAACTCACTTGTCCGATACTAAGCTACGATATATCCTAAAAGATCAACCAAAGACTATACCCACTGGAAGCCAAACGGCATTTAGACTTGCGATGGGGTCTAATCCAGAGTGTATAGATAAAGCTAACCCAGTAGAATCTTATCGCAAATTCTACAAAACTAAACAGCAACGATTCAATATGGTATGGAGTAAAAGAGATGTACCCGAATGGTTCAAAGGAGATTGATATGCCAACTTATACGTATAAGTGTAAAGAATGTGAACACGATTTTACTAAGATTTGTAAGATCGCCGACCGTAAACGACCGCTCGAAGAACCTTGCCCAGCTTGTCAGGCTGAAGGCTCGGTAGACCAAACTATCCTTTCGGCTCCAGGTTTAAATGCTGAGATCGGAGGATCGTTAAAGAAAGCTGGTTCGGGTTGGGGCGAAGTCCTTTCTAAAGTAAAAGACACCCATAAGATTAATAACATTAGAGACTAATTGATGCAAAACAAACCGCAGAAACTCAAGATTGATAACCTACGTCAAATTGAACCGATTACTGATAATCAGAATATCGCATTTAATGATTGGAAAAAGGGAAACCACCTTATCTTAAACGGTTCGGCAGGTACTGGTAAAACGTTTATGGGAATCTACCTTGCTCTAGAACAGGTGTTAGATAAGTCTACTCCATACGATCAAGTCATAGTAATTCGTTCTATCGTACCTACTCGAGATATTGGCTTTTTGCCAGGAGACGAGGAAGAAAAGAAAGAAGCATATACTGGTCCATATAAAAGTATTTGTACAGAGTTATTCGACGATTCTACGGCATGGTTGAAACTGACTAACTTCGATACAGTACAATTTATGTCTACTTCGTTTATTCGTGGCGTGACTTTATCTAATGCTATCGTGGTAGTAGATGAGATGCAAAACTTGAACGGACACGAGCTTGACTCAGTTATTACTCGTCTTGGTTCTGATTGCCGTATGATTATGTGTGGGGATTACTATCAATCGGACTTCCATCGTCAAGGGGATAGGGAAGGTATCACCAAGTTCTTATCTATCGTAGAGAAGTTAAACCGATTCTCAGTAGTTGAGTTTGGCTGGCAAGATATTGTTCGTTCTGGAATAGTTCGCGACTATATTATGACCAAAGAAATGATGAAGATTAATCTATAATGTTTACACATATTGATACTGATTTTGGTTATGATGATCTACACTACGCTACGGAATTTGCGAAGCGTCATTACCTAACGCCGGAGGGTAAAGCATACCCTTCTATTACAACCGTACTCTCTATTCTTTCTGAAGAATCGATCGCTAAATGGCGCGAACGAGTAGGCGAAGAAGAAGCCGATAGGATTTCTTATAGAGCTGCTACTCGTGGTACAGCCGTTCATGAGATTATAGAAAAGTACATCAACAACGAGGAAGATTTCAAAAATGGATACACTCCTGATATTCTTTCTAGTTTTCTTGATCTACAACGCATTCTGGATTCACGTATTGGTCGGGTCTATGCGCAAGAGGCTCCCCTTTACTCGGATCACTTGGGGGTTGCTGGTCGTGTGGATTGTGTGGCTGAGTTTGATGGTAAGCTATCTATAATTGACTTTAAGACTTCAAAGAAAGCTAAGAAATCCGAATGGATCACCAACTACTACATACAGGAAACGTTTTACGCTATAGCATGGGAAGAACGTACAGGAATGCCTATAACTCAATTGGTTACTATCGTTGCCGTTGACTCAGATAATCCTCAGGTGTTTATCGAGCATAGGGATAATTGGAGCGGTAAACTACTGGAGACTATCGATGAATTCAGAAGAAGAAATTCGTAAAGATTGTTACGAAGAACTTAGTATGTGTTGCCAAACACTATGTAACAAGCAAGACGTGTATAACTATATTAAACACCTCGAAAATACTATCGAGGAACTAAAGGAAAAACTAAATGAAAAGTAATGAAAACCTTGATTTGACAAAAGCACTACGTGGCGGTCCAGCTTATTTTACAACTCCCGCGACATTCGTTCATTCGTTCTACCTATATCAGATCGGCAGTGCCGAAGATTATGTAGATTGGTTTAACACTATTCGTAACTGTACCGAGAACGATATTATCAAAATTCATATCAACTCTCCTGGTGGCGATTTGCTTACTACTATCCAGTTGATGCGAGCATTATCGGAAACTTCGGCTACGGTTATCTGTTCTGTAGAAGGCGAATGTATGTCAGCTGCTACTATGATTTTCCTACAGGCTGATATCGTAGAAGTATCTGAACACTCTATGTTTATGTTCCATAACTACTCTGGTGGTATGTTCGGTAAAGGCGGAGAAATGCTAGATCGATTAGAATATGAAAGTAAATGGGCACAGAACTTGCTCCGTACAGTATATGAAGATTTCCTATCTGAAGAAGAAATCGAAATGATGCTTAATAACAAAGACCTATGGATGAACGGCGAAGAAGTTACTGACCGAGTTCGAGTTAAGGCTGAGAAACTCCAAATGAAGTTGGCTGAAGAGGAAGCCGAAGAAGATAAACCCGAAGAAGGAACTCAGTTAGAGTTATTAGATTAAGTTATAAGCATATAGCAAATCGGTATAAAAAGAGGCTTTACTTGCCTCTTTTTTTATTATATAATACTTGTATTGAATTGATTGAGAGAATATATTATGAATGATTATGTTGAAATGATAAATGAAGTTATTACTAAAATGCGTACTGATTATGCGTTGTTTACTATCCGCTCTGAGTATGGTTCTACTAAAGATTTCGACGAAGCCTTCGCCCAAACTGAAGGTATGTACGTAGTAAGTACTGGTCGCTCTTATGATAAGATCATTAGAACGGACGAAGATGGCAGTCACCGTTCTGTGGCTGGATTTGTATGCCGTAAAGATAGTAAGAAGTTTAAAACTGGCGATTTGCTAATGGCTGCGAGCTGGTCTGGTCCAGCTACTAACTTCGCCCGTGGAAACATATTTGATAACATGCCGAATAGCATTCGTTGGACTGGCATAGCGTAAGGAATTATTATGAAAGATAAAGTGATATTAGTAGATTGTGATGGAGTTCTATTGGACTGGGAGTATGCCTTTGGGCAATGGATGACTCGTCATGGGTTTGAAGAAACTCGTACGGACGTTTATGAAATGGACGTTAGATATGGTATAGATAAGAAGTTATGTAAAATGCTTATCCGTATGTTTAATGAGAGTGCGACTATTCGTAAGTTGCCACCTCTACGTGATGCAATTAAGTATGTTAAGAAGTTACACGAAGATCACGGGTATGTATTCCATGCGATTACTTCTTTATCTAACGATTACTACTCTCAGCACCTACGTACAAAAAACTTGATTGAGTTGTTTGGACCTACGGTATTCGAGAAGTATGTCTACCTTGATACTGGTGCGGATAAAGACGAGGAGTTAGAAGTCTATCGCGGAACTGGTTGTTACTGGGTAGAAGATAAACCAGAGAATGCCGAAGTTGGCGCTGGAGTTGGTTTAGAAAGCATTCTTATGAGACACAATCATAACAGTATGTTCGAAGCGGAAGGGATAACCAAAGTCAATAACTGGAAAGATATATATAACATTATTACGGATTAAGGGAATCTAAAATGAGAGATAAAATTATCGAGTCGTTACGCTCGCATGCTATTGGTCATATCAATAAGCATAAAATGAACGTTGAGGTCTACCTCGAAAATCCAGCAGGTATTGGGGAGCATCCCGACGTGATGGAAGCAATCGAGCAAGAGCTAGAACTAGTGGCTAAATACCATGACCAATTAGAGATGATTGACAAATATCTGTAAGGATCTAACTTGAAAAAGTTATGGAGATTGTGGGCAAAGGCATTAGGCGAGAAGTCATCGCCTGACGATAAAGAAGCAGATAAAGTTGCTTGGCTTCGAACGTTTTTGATCACCCAAGCAGTAATTACTAATATGTTTATAATAGCAAATGCCGTTCGGCATTGGTAAGGAATTGAAATGAGACCATTAAAGAATAACATTGTAGTCGCGCAAGAAGCGAAAAAGAAAACAACTCAGTCAGGTATTATCCTATCTTCTGAAGTGAAGGATACCGTAAAGATGGGAGTTGTTATGTTCGTCGGACCTGAAGTTGAAACAGTTAAGGTCGGCGATACGGTATTGCCTAATTGGCAAATGGCTAAACCGTTGAATATCGGATCACAGCAGCAAGCTGTATTATCGGAAGACGATATTCTAGTTATTATGGATGAGTAGAATGAACCCTGTAGCCAAACACGCTCATAAATTCAATAAGTGTTTAAAGCACGACGACCGTAAAGCCAAAGCCAAACGTGGCTACAGTAAGCATAAAAAAGCCCAGTGTAAAGACTGGGCTTAGTTTTAATCAGATAAGGGGTTATCCAAGGCTTTCTGTATTCTTTCTTCGAGCTCTTTTCGGAGTTTATCCATTTCAGCCCTGAGATCCTTTATTTCGGAATCAGACCTATCCTGTAACCTCTGCGCTCTAGAATCGTAGTCGGTTTGTAACCTATCTCGCTTATTATCAAAACTCGTTTGCGCTTCACGTATCATCGTACGCAACCTATTTTCTAATTCGCGCATATCGTCCTCTACCCTATCAACTTGACCTTCCATTGATATTAGGTCGTCACGAAGTCCGTTCTTTATATCGCGAGTATAATCAATAGCATCGTCGAGTTTACGTTCAATCTCAACGTTACGAGCTTCGACCGCTTCAATATCCAGTACAGCTAATTTCTCTGCCATTTCTTGGAACGCTTTATACGATTCGAACCCTGCGTACATAGTACCAAGTATAGAACCAATTAAAGCAAACGCTCCCATAATAGTAGCAGGGGTCATTTTAATACCAAATAATCTAAACTCTTTATTTGCTATTTCTTCTTTTAGATTCTCGATGCCTTCTTCGACATTCTCGGTCATTTGACCCAAATCTTTATTTGTCATCGTTATCGCCTTCGAATTGTAACCTTCGTAAATTGGTTAATTCTTGTTGTAGTTTAAGAACCTCTAACCTTCTACGCTCCATCTCTAATCGGAAAAACGCATTACAATCGATACGTTCTTTTGGCGCACCGATAGGAATTGTAATACGAGCATATACACCGATATCTTTCATAATGTCGTTAGAATTAAATTGACTATTAGGATCAACTATTACATTAGACTGAAACTGGTCGTTCTGATTCATTACCCCAACAACACCAAACTCAAGGTTAGTCGACGATCCTATAGCTTGACGGCAATCCATGTCGCCAGCCCTAAACTGATCAGACGCATAACTCTGCGGTGAAGTCGGGATATTTAAGTTAAGAGAACTATTATCCCCAAACGCTGGTAAGCATATTATTGTCATTATTACAAGTAAATATTTCACGTCGGTACTCACTTTATCTTAGAACATATCCTTGAAGAAATATATGTAACACTATCGGCGTTGAGTAAACTCTTAGACCGTGAGCAGATATATGTTGCTTTGTTTCTGTCTCGTTTACGAATATAGACGGCGACCTTCTTCCTCTGAAGGTAAGATATCTTCAGTATCGAATTGCCTCCAGTTGAATATGCGACTGGGTTCCAATCAGCATCGAATACAGATATCTCATAATACCGTATATTCTTTCTGTTATTGAACAAACTCATATTAGCAACTAGAACGTTCGATACAAACGATTGTTCAAGTTTAGGGTATGTTGGTGTCCATTCGTGGGCATTTAAACTCCAAGAAAAGAACACCAACAATAATACTACTACTTGGCGATACATTCTGCTAACACCGAGGCACGATAAGTTCCGCCTGGAAACGATTTGTCATAACCGTAATCGGCAGTAGAAGATACCTTAAACCAAATAGAACCAGCTAGTGATAAGTCATATTCAGTTACGTTGTTCCATTCAACTTTAGTATTTTCCCAAGCCGACATATCAGCATTTGATACTTCGGCAATTTCAGTTAAGCCAGTCCAATTAACAACGTCTGTTAGAGCAGGCGAAGTTGTAAAAGACTCTGGCCACGAAATCTGTGCTTTATACGAATCTGCTTCGATAATATCATATCGAACGACGGGCATAACACCACCATCTACTGGCAATGTGCTTAGTTTATTTGAAACTGGGTTACCATAAACCCCAG